CGTAAGGCTGTGTTCCAGCAGACCCTAGACGAAACAAAGTCTAAAGAATTCCCAGAGGGTGATGTACTTCTTGCTAGGTTTAGAGCCCAAGAAATTATTAACTTTAAGCGTCAGGGCGCTAACCGCGCCGTTGGTTTATTCCGTCAGATCATACCGTTTATGAACGCCTACATTCAGGGTATGGATGTGTTTTATCGAAGTATGATAGGGCGCGGTATAGCAGCAGAAGAGCGTGCAATAGCAACTCGACTCTTTTGGAAAACAGGGGCAAAACTTGCCACCCTGTCTTTGATTTACGCCATGATGGTTGGGGATGATGAAGAGTACGAAGGTCTGCGAGATTTTGAAAAAGATAAGAACTTTATTATTCCGGGCGCAGGGGTAAAGATTCCGGTTGCGCCTGAAGTTGGGTTTCTGTTCAAAGTTCTTCCTGAGCGTGCCTATAACTACATTGTTAGCCAAGGCACCGAGTCACCCCAAGATGCTACTGCACTGCGAAAAGCGATCACCACAGCGGGACTGGATGCCATATTGGGTCCGAACTTAACTCCGCAATTTATCAAGCCTTTGTTTGAGGTATCTATCAACCAGTCGTTCTTTACTAATACACCGATTGTGGGTCGTGGTTTAGAGCAGAGAGAAGCATCGCAACAATTTACGTCTAACACGGCTGAGTTGGCTAAGATGTTTGGTGAACTCACTGGGATGTCCCCAATGAAGTTAGAGTATGTGTTCCGTGGCTACACAGGTATTGCGGGTGGCACATTGCTTGACCTGACTAATATGATGTTTACTAATCGCCCTGAGCGCCATTTGTACGAATTACCGGGCTTTAAGACGTTTATGTACGACAAGATTCCGGGTGGTTACAAAGAGCAGTATTACGACTTGCGGGATAGAGTGACCGAGGTAAATGCAACCATTAATGGGATGATTGCCGATGGTCGAACAGATGAGTTGATGCCGTATCTGTCAGATGAAAAGTTAAGCAAATACGCTCTTGTGCAGACGATTAATGAGGTTGATCAACAGATGGAAGAGTTTCGTGCACTGCGCAAACTTGTGGCAGGTGACAAGTCTATGAGTGGGGAAGCAAAGCGCAAGGTGATTGACGAGATTGAGCAGTCTGAGAACGAATTGCTTAAGTTCTACAACATCCCGGCGATGCGTAAAGAGATTGCAGGGTTGTAAAAAAGACCCCCGACAGTTAGCCGGGGGTTAATCCTATCGAGGAGGTGATAGGAGAGTGAGGCCCAAGAATATCACTCAACCCTCCAACAGCGCAACCCATATCGCTGATTTTCAATAACTTGTTTACAGATAACCTTATAGCGGAACCGGCCCGCTTCCCATGTAAGTTGCTTGACCGCATTTTCCGTATCTAGGCACGGTATAAAAAACGACATACCCGGCTCAATCGACGCCCAAGGTATCTTCACCGTTAGATTTAGAATCTGCATTGATTAGCGCATCCTCTGCGAAAAAGTCTAGTTTGGAAGTATCAAAGACTAACGACATAACCCCATCAGATGCACTCATTGCCGTACCTGCAAGCATCCGTTTCTTCTTCAAACCTATAAAAGCCTTGCTCTTGCGGTAAGGGTTCAAGGTGTCCTCGTAGCCCATGAAGGTCTTGCCGCAGTCATCCCGCCATTCTTTATTAACCACAAAGAGCAGTTTGGTGTCCGGCTCGTAGCGGATAATGACCTTGCCACGGGGTTCCCGAATCGGCCCATGCTCAAGCCCAGTACGCTTGTCGGCTTTACCGTTGATAACCAAAATGTCTTGATAGTGCCGTTGCAGGAAGCCACCAAGGAAGTCCTCACCACTGCCACCAAGTTCTTCGGTATTGCGGTTACGGGTGTTCTTTACAAGGTTTACGGCGTGATCGAATACAGGTTCAATGGGTATGTCGTGCAGTTTTAACTTCTTGGCGATGATGCCCCCCGTGATGGCGATGGCAATACCCGCAGACCAAAACCGTTCGGTGTTCTTAATCTCTGCGGCTTCGTCAAGTTTCTGATTAATTCTGTCCAGTAGAGCCACGACGGTTGGTAGGTTGGAAGAAACGTACTGGATGAACGGTTCGATGGCGTGTCCGTAGTTGGAACCTAGCCGCCCAAAGTGAGCCTTAGACCATGTGGGATCGTCGTAACTGTCGGGGAGAATCTCGTCCTCTAGTATCCGTAGCAACTCCGCTTCGGGGAATGATTTGATGGTCAGCAGGGCGTCCCTTACCTTACGGTTGGAAGAAGATACCACCGGGATTTGCCACGTAGTATTGTTGACCCGCTCGACGTTAGATTTAGAACTCATCCGGTTCTTGCCTTTGCCGGATGTAATGTCGTACACCAAGCCACCCATTGCCTTCGGTTCCATATTGGTTAACTCGTCAATGGTTGGGGTTAAAGATTGCATGGTCCCTAGCCGTTGCAAGCGATGGTTGTGCGTGTCTTTATAAGATAGCATCAGGGCTTTAGGGTTGCCGTAGATAGAATTGACAGCGTGCAATAGTGTGGTCTTACCCGAGCCGCTTTTCTGACTGACAAGATTAAGTAAGAATCCGTCTAACATCCCACCCCCAACAAACTTCATCAGGGGGCCACCGAAACCCATAAAGAAAGCAAAGGCACGGTTAGCCATACCTTCTTTAGCATAGGCGTTGATAACATCTTTCCACTCGTGGAAGGTGCCCTTGGGTTTCATTGCCGGAATGATGGGCAACGTAACTGCGGTAGGTGGGTTGTATCCAACTCCCCCATCTGCTCTGATTTCTTTGTCACCAATAATGAACGCGCTATTGTCATCAAGCCAACCAAACTGTTTACGTGCGATTTCGGATTTGTTCATGGCTTGTAACTCTTCTACCCAACGTGTGACGTAACCCATAAGAATGTCCTGTTTTTTACCTAGCACTGCCATACCTTGCAATGCAATTGTTCCTACAAACTTCTCTTTAGATAAAGCCGAACTGAGAGGCATGATGAATTCCCGAACGCCATCTTTAGGTAGGTGCAGGCGCATCAGTAGCGTTTCACCATCTTCGGGGTCGTGGATTCGCTTTACCACGTAAAAGTCATACGGGTAAATTAATTCGTCTTTGTCATCTTCTTTGTTCGGGTCAGCCCGTCTGTATACGCCACCCACACGCCCCCTGAAGAATGGGAACGGAAATGTTGGGATGTTATAGGTTACGGGTTCTTTGGTAACTTCTTCGACTTGAACAACAACATTATCTTCTTCTGACGCTTCGACAATCTCCCTGCCAATTTGGATTGGGGAAGATATTTTGAGTGGGCAGTCTTGGCACCCGGACGGATTTAGTTTTTTGAATGTGTCGCAGGTGTACGGACCTTTAGTTTCTGAAGCCTTTCTAACAGTCCGGTCATGTGAGTATTCGCTGTGGCCTTGTGATAGTTTGTGGATAGCAACCGCTGAGTCAGAACAATGTTGGGCAATTGATAAAGCCGCTCTCCACAAAGGCTCTTCGAGAGTTGTCTGATTCTTAAAGGCATTGGCAATCTGTTCGCAACCTTCTCCGTTTAACGACTTGATTAGGATTGTTTTGAACTTGGACTGGTAGTTACCCATCAGTGCCAAGGTCATCGGATCCATCTGCCGAACAGTTGGCCTTTCTCCCGGTATGTCCAGTATGTCCGGCGCAGGGAGTTTAGATGCAAACGACTCTAAGTTGATCCGCTTACCCGCCACTAGCACTTTCGTAGGCAGGGGGTTCTGAGGGTCTTTGAAGTTTAATGTCTCGGGTATCCGCAGTATGCGTGCTACGTCTGCGGTAACGGCGGGGTCTGCTTCAAACTTGTGCTCTTGGCATATAGCCTTTAGTCGCTCTGCTATGGGCTTCCATGCTTCACGTGCCAAGGGTTGTTCGAGCACCCAGTAGGCGTGTAGTCCGCGCCCTGAATTCACAATTACGGTGGGCTTGGGTAAATTGGTAGCCGCTAAAAAGTTCAGTAGCCCTTCCATACCTTCTGATTGGTCGGCGTAGGCTTTGTTTGCACCGCAGTCAATATCCACAAAGAACGAGTTAAGTTCTTTAGCGTTGACAACTGTGCGCCCTTCGTCCGGGGACTGGAAGTTTGCTAGAGCAAAATAAGCGTCATAGCCTTTGTGCGCCATCGCATCGGCGTAGTCACTTACCTCATCAATCGACTCTACGAAAACTTGTCTTGGCTTTTTGTCTTTACTCAGCCCCACCACACAGTATTGTCCTGTGGGTGGGAGTACTACCGATAAGAAATCTGTCCTTGAAAACATAGCCGCCATCAATTAATGCGCCGTCGTTAAAATAAGAGAGGCAGGGATAGGACGGCGGACTACCCTTTTCGGGTGCCCCCTAGCCTTCTTAAACTTGTTACGCACTCAGTTTTGCAACTAACTTCTCCACTGTCTCTTTGTGCGTATCTTTTACGTTAGTCTTACCTTTGAACCAGTGATACACCGTCATACGAGTAATCTTTACAAACTCGGCTACGTCATATACTGGAATGTCGTTCTTGATGCAGAGTTGGCCTAGTTGAACTCCTAACTTGGTTTGGTCTGCATCATTCACGGCTTGGATGAATTTTTTAGTGTAGCCACGCGACATGGCACTCTCCTTTAGTCATCCCACTCTTCGAGGATTTTGTTGAGATCCTTCTTCGGTGCAGGTGCTTCTTCTTTCTTGGTTGCACGCTTGGTAGGTTCTTCAACAGCCTCGACTTTCGATGTTTCCTGAACGGGAACTTTTGGCTCTTCTCGGGGGGTCTCAACCCTCGATATTTCCTGAGCGGGAACTTCTGAGTCTACACCATCTGCCTGAGCAACCGTCATAGTAATTGCCTTGATCGCGTCTCCGGTTTTACCCTTACTTACGGCGGCATTGAACTCCGCAGTCTCCAAGAACTTTACTGGCTTGAAAGTCAATTTCGGGGTAGCACTGTTAGTGTCAAAGCGCATCTCGGTTACAACCGACGTGATGGGTACGCCTTTACTTCCAATCATCTTGGCATACGTCTGTAAAGGCCACTTGCCCGGCTCACCTTCGCCAAAGATTGACTGGCTTGGTAGGGTAAGTTGGTATACGTCCCCATTAATGTCGTTCTCCAAGACAACTGCTAGACGCTGAGAGAAACGGCACGCACGGCTATCGCCCTGCCCGGAACCTTTGATGTTCTGTGGGCAATCTTTGCAGATCTTAGACTGTGGCGATTTTGCTTTTGCATCCGGTACTTCACCATCAGCAGACCAACAGTCAGGAGGCGTAGCAACACCCTTCTTGTAAACCCCTGCGTAGAAAGTACGGGATACCTTTGGAGCGGCGGCAACGATAACTACATTCATCACACGCTCCTCGTTACGTGCGACTTCTTTGCCGTTAACCATCATCCGCCATACACCGCCTTCGATGGAAATACGCTTCATACCACTACCGCCACCCATTAGGGCTTTGGTTGTTTCATCTACCTCAACTTCACGCAGGTGCGCAGGTAGAGTTTGATTCAATAATGCTAAGTCACTCATGTTTTTCTCCTAATAGAGATTGTGTATTTGCTATCCACATTTAGCCCCGGTGGAAGCAAATCGGGGTTTTCTTCAAGGAACGTAGCCATATTGGTTTGCGCAATGCGCTTCTCCA